CGGATATCTTGCAAACAGCGACTACATGAATGAGACACCCGCGGACGGAGGCGACCTGTGGAACTGGGGGGACTGAGATTGTGGCCATTTAACAAGGTGAAGAAATCTGACGCCAACGTTCAGGTACACAGACTGGACGCTGGCGTGGGCATTTTCCCCAAACTGGGGGATATGCAGCTGGAAAACAGCGAACCGGTGTTTTCGGCGGTGACGCTGCTGAGCAATACCCTGGCCAGCATGCGGCTGCGGCTGTACAAGGGCTGGGATGAATGTACTGACCACCCGCTGCACAAGCTGCTGTGCTACCGGCCGAATCCGCGAATGACGCCGTTTGATTTCTGGCGGACGATGGAAGCGTGCCGATCGACCTACGGCAACTGCTACGCCCTGAAGGTGCCCGGGTATGACGGCCAGCCCATTGCCCTGGACGTACTGGAGCCGCAGCGGGTAACGCCCTGCCGTGACACGGAAACCGGTGATATGTGGTATGAGCTGCGGCCGCAGGAGGGTGGCTGCCTGTATGTGCCCCGCAGCAGTATGTTGCACTGCCGGCATGTGTCCACCAGCGGGGATGCGGGCATATCGCCCATGGACGTGCTGAAATCCACGCTGAAGTATGATGAGCAGATCCGGCAATTCTCGCTTTCGCAGGTGAAGGGCATCAGCGGCGCGGTGGTGCTGGAGATCCCGTCGAGCGTGGGTGTAGAACAGTCTAAGAATATCGTGGACAAGTTTATGGCCCAGTACCAGCGCAGCCACTCCTCGCTGCTGGTGGCCAGCGGCGGCGCCAAAGTGACGAGCATCGCGCGCAGCACGGTGGATGCCAAGGTGCTGGACGTGGACAGGATCACGGTGGGCAAGGCCGCCCGGGTGTTCACCATCCCGCCAGCGCTGCTTGGTGATTACAGCAAGGCAGCCTATAACAGCCAGGAACAGCAGCAGCTGGAATTCCTGGAGCGCACGATGATGCCGATCAAGGCCATGTATGAGAGTGAGCTGAACACGGGGCTGCTGACCTACAAGGATATGCAGGAGGGCTGGCACTGGGCTTTTGATGTGGAGGATCTGGTGCTGGCGGACAGCCTGACCCGTGCGCAGGTGCAGCAGATTCAGGTGCGTAGCGGACTGCGTAAGCCTAATGAGGTGCGCGCCAGGGATGGCTTCGGCCCTGTGGCTGGCGGCGACCATGTGTATTGCAGCCGTGACCTGTATCCGCTGGACAAGCTGGAACAGCTGAGCAAAGGAGGCGTGACCAATGAATGAGTTTTATCATTTTGCAGACCTGGAAGGTGAACGGCCTACGCTGTATATTGAGGGCTACATCTCGCCCGGCGAGCCGTGGTGTGATGCGTTTTTCCGGAACTTCTGCGCGCCGAGCAGCTTCCGTGATGCACTGAAAAGCTGTGAAGGCAAGCAGCTGACGGTGGTGATCGACAGTGAAGGTGGCGACGTGGCTGCAGGCGTGGCTATGTATGAGAGCCTGCGCGCCCACAAGGGTGATGTGCAGGTGAAGATCTACCGTGCGTACAGCTGCGCTTCGCTGATCTGCCTGGGGGTGGACCGGGACAAGCGCAGCATTTCCGCCGGCGGCAGCGTGCTGATCCATAACCCCAGTGCGGAAATGAGTGGTGACTGGCGTGACATGGAAAGCGCTGCGGCCTTCCTGAAATCCATCCGTGACGCTGCTGTGGGCATTTACACTGAGCGCCTGGGCGTGACGGAGGAAGCGGTGATTGCCCTGATGGACAAGGAAACCGTGTGGAGCGGCCAGGCTGCGGTGGATGCTGGCTGGGCCAGTGGTTTGATTGGCGATGAGGAAGCCTTTGCTGAGAACAACCGCAAGCTGAAGGCCAGCATGGCCGTGAGTATGGCAGCCACAGAGAACATGATCCGAGCAGCGCTGGAGCGCGCTGATGAGGATAAAGAGCGGGCGGAAATCCTTCGCCTGCTGGATGGCAGTAACTAAACGACCGGAGAAAGAGAGGACAAGAAGATGCCCGCATTTGCCAACATGGCTGCGCTGATGGATGCGATCAACGAGATCCAGCGCGACATTCCCACCCTGCGCGACAACGCGCTGAACCTGGCCAAGGACAAGAACGCCGACATGGCGGCTGTCCGCAAGGCCAAAGCTGCCTATGACGACGCCAACACCCGCCTTTCCATGCTGAACGAGGAAAAGGAACGTATGGAGGATGAGGCCACCTTCCGCCTGCGCAAGCAGCCCGGCGGCGTCGCCATGAGCAAGAACGAGGCTCGCGGCCTGTTCTACCAGATGGCCTTCAACGGCGGCGACACCACCAAGATGCCCAAGATGGCCTATGAGCAGCTGGGCCTGATCCCTGCTGACAACGCTGACCAGGGTCACGGCAGCCTGCTGGTGCCTGAGACCATGGCCAATGAACTGCTGCTGGCTCCCCAGGTGAACAATCCCCTGCGTGAGCTGATGACCGTGACCATGGTGCCTAACCTGCTGATCCCTCGCCTGGGCTTTGAGCAGGACGACGATGAATACCTGGCCAAGGATGGCGCCAGCGCCAAGGAGCTGAAGCTGAAGGGCGACCGTGTGCAGTTCGGCTCCCATGAGTACCGCGTGCGTGCCAGTGTTTCCGAAAGCATCATCCGTACCACGCCCCTGAACATCCAGTCCGCGGTGGATGAGGGCCTGGCCAGCAGCGGCGCCCGCAAGGAGCTGAAGATGATCTTCGGTGAGGATCTGGCTGCCGATATGAAGCACATGAGCCTGTACCAGAAGGGCGAGGACGGCAACTATGTGATCACCGCCAAGGAAGGCGGCGATCTGTACACTGCCTGGTGCGAGGCCTTCGGCGATCTGGAGGATGAGTACCGTGAGCGCGCTGCTGGTGTGCTGCGCTTCAGCGACTACCTGAAGATGCTGCGTTCCATCGCTCCCAACGCCAGCATGTTCGACGCGCCCCCTGAGAAGATCCTGGGCATCAAGACCAAGTTCACCGAGCGCGCCACCATGCCCATCGTGGGCGACTTCAAGATGCTGCACCTGAACTTCGCCTGTGCTCCCTGGTATGACGTGGAGAAGGTGCCCGGCCAGGGCCTGCGCCGCTTCTACCTGAACAGCCTGTATGACATTCAGGTGAAGATGGCCAGCGCCTTCCGGCTGGTGAAGGTGAGCGCCGCTGCTGCTGACGCTGAGTAATCGGGTGGTGAGCAATCATGGCTGATTTGTCCGGGCTGATGAAGCAGTACAGCTATTTCGATGACGGCAACTTTCAGCCGGAAATCGCTCAGATGTGCCTGGATGGTGCCAAAGAATACCTGAAGAATGCAGACGTGGTGGAGCCCGAAGGCGGAAGCGCGCTGTATAACATGGCGTGCTATATGCTGGCCAACCACTGGTATGAAAACCGTGGCGTGGTGGCGATTGGCACGGTGCAGGGCAATATTGCCCTGGGTGTTGAGAGCATTATCTGGCAGCTGAGCAATGGTACAAACAAAGGTGAAGGAGGCGGCTGATGTGCGGCACGCGGGCGACCTTAACACCCGGGTGAAGCTATACCGCCGGGACACCGAGATGGCGGATGGGCAGAGCGTGGACACCCTGGTGGAGCTATTCCCCGGAGGGGTATGGGCTGAGGTGTATGGCCAAAGCGACAAGACCTTTGCGGCCGGTGACGCCAGATACCAGGAAAGCGTGAAATTCTGCACCGTCCGCCGTCCGGTGGCCTTCAAGCTGACGCCCGGCATGCTGTTTGAGCATGAAGGGCTGATGTATGCTGTGAAGGAAGTGACGCCTGGGCTTTTCCCTGGAACGGTGAAGCTGAGGGGCGTGAATGTGAAGACGCTGGGTGCGGGGGTGATGGGTGATGGTGGATGTTAACATCTATCTGGCGGAAGCGCTAACTGCCGGGGGGATCACTTGCCCGGCTTGCGAGGCGCCTATGCGCGGCGATACGCCGGGCCCGTACATCACCTGGGAACAGCGTAGCTTGAAGGATCTGCACGCAAGTGGTGAGATCTACATGCGGCAGCGGCTGCTGCTGGTAAGTGTGTATGTGCCCATGGGCATGCCTGGCTGGAGACAGCTGCAGGAGAACGTTGCCTATTGCCTGAACAATTTTCGGCACTATTCGCCTAAGATGGTCAGTGCCGCCTACGGCCTGACAGGCGCTGTGGATATGCCCAATATTGGCCGCCGCTGCGCCCAGATGATGGTGACCGTGCGGGAGGTGCCGTGAGGATGGCAAACGACGCATGGGACAGGGCATTTGGCGCGGCGACCGGGGGCGCTGTGCTGACAACGGCGGACATTGCAACGGTGCTGCAGGCTGGTGTGGATGTGGTGCAGGTGGCTGTACAGGGCATGGTGAATGCACATGCGCAAAACCCCACTGGTATGCTTGAAGGTAGCATTACGGCTCGGGTAGAGCCAGGCGTTAGTGGTGGCAGGGCCGTAATGGGTTGGGATGAAACGCCCATCCCTGGGAAACGGAAAGCTGGCTATGTGGATGGCAAAGGCCGCGCCCGGAAAGTTGACTCGGTAGATGATTATGCGCGCATTCTGGAATACAGCGAACGACGGCAGCTGCGCCACATGGAAGTGGGCTATGACGCTGTGAGCGATATTGCGGAGGCACGCATGGAAGAAAAGGCAGACGCGCTGCTGGCCAGGATGGCCAGAGACGCTGGGCTGTGAGTGGAAGGAGCGAAACAAAATGGCTGATACTGTGAACAAGGTAAAGCCTACGTGGGAGTTGACGGTGCGCGATTTCTTTGTGCACTTCAAGGCCAACGAGGCCACCGGCGGCGCTGA